GAATAAAGCTAAGACAACAGCATATCGTTTTGGTACTACAGGAACACTTGATGGAACACAGACTCATAAGTTAGTTCTTGAAGGTTTGTTCGGTAAAGTAATGAAAGTCACTACAACTAAGGCATTACAAGATAAAGAGACATTAGCAGCTCTTGATATTTTTATTTTAAGATTGGAACATGGCGAAGATGTAAGACAATTAATAAGCGGATCTACATATCAACAAGAAATAAATTTTATAATTGGAAATGAAAAACGTAATCATTTTATAAGAAACCTGGCACTCGATCAAAAAGGTAATTCATTAGTCTTATTTCAGTTCGTCGAAAAACATGGTAAGATTTTGTATGAACTGATACAATCTAAAGCTGATATAAATAGAAAGGTATTCTTTGTTAGTGGTGCAACTGAAGCTACTGATAGAGAAGCTATAAGAAAAATAACGGAGAAACAAAAAGATGCGATTATCGTGGCTAGTCTCGGGACTTTTAGTACAGGCATTAACATACGTAATCTTCATAACATCATTTTTGCGAGCCCATCAAAGTCACAAATTAAAGTCCTCCAAAGTATTGGTAGAGGACTCAGAAAAAGCGACAATGGAGTAACTACTAAACTATATGACATATCAGATGACATACAGCACAAATCAAAGAAAAACTATACGCTGTTACATTCCGAAGAAAGAATCAAAATATATAAAAGAGAGCAATTTAATTTCAAAATATATAAAATAAAGGTTTAGAGTAATGATTGTAGATAACGTTAAACAGATTAAAATGGTAAATGGCGATGAAATTATTTGTGAAATTTTAGAAGAACTCGAAGATGATTTAGTTGTAAGATATTGTTTACTAATCGATAAATTTAGAACTACAAGCATTGAAGAAGAATATACTACTACATTATATGTACTTAAACCTTGGATGACATACATTGAACAAAAAGATGAAGTAATTACTATTAATGCTTATCATTGCATGGCACTGTCTAATCCACACATTGAATTACTAAAGCAATACGAATCTGCTCTATCGAAAATCATAGAAATGTCGAATGAAGAAATTAAAGAAAAAGAAAATACTTTGGACACTTTAGCAAAAATTCTTGATGAAGATGACAGCGAACTTAAAAATGTTGTGACTTTAACATTTGCAAAAGCACCAAAAGATAGAATGCATTAGCAGATACTACCTTCCCTTTAAAGAATACTCTTTATTATACCACATTTCTTGCGGTATGTAAACAGTTATTTTCAATATTTTAAAAAATAAATTTATGTACAAACAGCAAAAAATAGTTTATAATTATTAATATATTCTGTGGAGATACAAATATTATGCCTAAAAAAAATAAAAACGTACATTATGTAAATAATGCTGAATTTTCATTATCAGTAGTTAACTATGTAAAAACTGTTTCTGAAGCTAAAGAAAATAGCGATGTTTTACCAATTGTTCCCGATGATATTGCTATATCTTTTTTAAAAATTGCTGAAAATCTTTCACATAAATCTAACTTTATACGATATACTTATCGTGAAGAAATGGTTATGGATGCAGTTGAAAATTGTCTAAAGGCCGTTGAAAATTATAATATTGATGCTAAAACTCGGTCAGGCAAACCTAACGCTTTTGCTTATTTTACGCAAATTATTTGGTTTGCTTTTCTTCGTAGAATCACAAAAGAAAAGAAGCAACAAGAGATCAAAGAAAAATATATGTTGCAATCTGGAGTTGAGGCGTTTATCACTTCTTCTGGTAGTGAAGAGTCAACACAGGTAGCTACCCATTTTGTTGATACATTGAAGGACAGAATTAATAAAGTTAAAGAGTATGATACTGAACTTAAAACTTATGCTAAAGCTAATAAACCACCAAAGAAAAGAGCTCGTATAGTTGACTCAGACTTACAGGATTTCTTAGAATGAGTAAGATACAAGAAAGAATTAAGCTTCATATGGATGCTATTCAAGCTATTATGGAGTCACCTGGACAAGATCATTTGATAGAAGGCAAAACTGATCTATTAAATCAAATGGCCAAAGTTAGTTTATTTGCTGTACATATGAACGACGAGGACAAAGATTACTATCAAGCAGTACAATTTGTACTTGAAGAAAAAGCTGATTGGAACATTAAAAAATGAAAATAGCGGTCTTGAATGATACTCATTGTGGTATTAGAAATAGCTCAGACATATTCTTAGATAATGCAAATACCTTTTATGATAAAATATTCTTTCCATATTGCAAAGAACATAATATTAAACAAATAATTCACTTAGGTGATTATTACGATCATCGCAAGTTTGTTAATTTTAAAGCTCTTAATTCGAATAGAAAACATTTTCTTAATCGATTAAGAGACCTTGGCATTGCTATGGATATTATGCCAGGCAATCATGATACCTATTATAAAAATACAAACGATCTAAATTCATTAAAAGAATTACTAGGTCACTTTATGAACGAAATTCATATTGTAATGAAGCCAACAGTAATGGAATACGATTCATTTAAATTTGCAATGTTACCTTGGATTACACCAGAAAATCATGATGAGTCGATGAACTTTATTAAAAATTGTAAGGCTGATTGGCTGGGCGGCCATTTAGAATTATCTGGTTTTAATTTAATGGCTGGTATTGTTAACCAACATGGTATGGATCATAATATTTTCAATCGATTTGAAAAAGTACTATCGGGTCATTTCCATACAAAATCACAACGAGATAACGTAATGTATCTTGGATCACAGATGGAATTCTTTTGGAATGACGCACACGATAACAAATATTTTCATGTTATCGATACTGAAACTCGAAACATTGAAGCTATTCGTAATCCTCATACTCTATATGAACGAATTATATATGATGATTCGAATTATAATTATTTAGATATGAAACTAGATCATTTAGATCATAAATTTGTAAAAATAGTTGTAAAAAATAAACAAGATCTATTTACATTTGATAAATTTGTTGATAGAATACAGAATAAGAAGATACATGAACTAAAAATTGCTGAAAACTTTGAAGAGTTTATTGGAGAAAATGTTGAAGATGAAGGTATATCACTTGAAGATACTTCAACATTGTTAGACAGTTATGTTGAATCTGTTGACACAGAATTAGATAAAGATAGAATTAAGATTGATATGAGAAAACTTTTAACAGAAGCACAGGCGCTTGAAGTAGTATGATAGTATTTAAAAATCTTAGATGGAAAAACTTTTTGTCGACTGGTAATAAGTGGACAGAGATAAACTTAAATAAAATATCTTCAACATTAATTGTTGGACATAATGGGTCTGGTAAATCTACTATGCTAGATGCGCTGTCTTTTGCGTTGTTTGGAAAACCTCATCGTAATATTAATAAGCCTCAATTAGTAAACTCTATTAATAATAAAGATTGTATTGTTGAAGTTAATTTTGTAATTGGTAAATTTGAATATAAAGTTGTACGAGGAATTAAACCTGGAATATTTGAAATTTGGCGTAATGGTGAATTATTAAATCAATCATCACATTCTAAAGAATATCAAAAAATACTTGAACAAAATCTTCTTAAATTGAATCATAAATCATTTCATCAAATTGTTGTTCTTGGTAGTAGTTCATTTATTCCATTCATGCAGTTACCAGCTCAACACCGAAGAGATGTGATTGAAGATTTACTTGATATCAATATATTCTCAAAAATGAATATTCTTATTAAAGAAAAAAATGCTATATTAAAAGAAAATCTTAAAGAATTAAATTATAAATTGGACATTGTAAAAAATAAAATAGAGTCTCAAAAGAAATATATTAGAGATATAACTCAAATTAATACGGATGAGATAAATGATAAAGAAGAAAAAATTAAAGAAGTACAGGAGATCATCACGAAATTACAATTATCTAATTCCGAACTTAGCACTTTTATTCAAAAAAACGCCGAAATCTGCGCAGACGCAATTAGTACAGCCAATAATAAAAAACAGATCGTATTGTCAGATAAGGCTACAACATCATCTTCCATTAAAAACGTCGTCATCGCTTCGAAATTTTACAAAGAGAATGACAGCTGTCCTACCTGTACGCAGACGATTGAACCGAATTTTAAGCAGGGGAAGGTTGATAGTCTCAAAACCGAAGCGATCGCTCTCAAGAACACGTTGGATACATTACAGGAACAAGCCGAAGAGATAACAGAGAATTTAGATAAGTGGACAAAAGCACACGAAGAAATAAGAAAAAAACAATCCGATGTTCATTCTAATAATAAGAACATTGAGATATATCAAGATCAGATTACTGGCTACAATGCTGGTATTGCTAGATTAACTTCAAGAGAAGGTGATCTTTCTACTGCTAATTCTGATTTACTTGATATGCGTACTAAAATTGAAGGATATATGGAATCAAGATACGAATTAAATGAGCAATATTCTTACAATAGTGTTATGAGTGAAATGCTTAAAGACACTGGAATCAAAACA